GGGTGCGCGGAGCCCCGGTAGCGCACAATTTTCGTGAACGTATAGGGAACATCATTCACGCTTTGTTCCGTTACAGTTGCTAACGGGTGCGGTGGTTGACAGATATCGATCTTTCCCCTGACAGGTCCCCAACGTCCTACCCTGTCAGAGAGACCTGTCAACTACGCTATCCCCCTATAAATACTTAGCTTTTCTGGACGGTTGACAAGGTTGACATCTCTGACAGGTAGAAAAGTCGTCGAAGGAGGAAGAAGGCTATGTACAGTTGTTGACACTAGACGTAACGGTCTGTAAATAGGCAAAAGCGATTTCGTTTCCCTAAATGGCCGTGGAGGTCCTACCTTGTCAACTATTGCTCTAAAGTGCCCGTGCTGCGGGGCTCCGCTCCGCTTGACAGGGCAAAAGAGGGGGCTGTCAGATTACGGCTCCAACCCGGGGCGTGACAGTAACACCGTCCGTAATGATATCGTCGCTTGGCTCGATGCTCCGGTCCCATTATCCGACCTCCTGATCGATGCTGGGGGGAATCCCGACCTCACCCGATACGAACCCCTGTCACGGCTGGTGGTGCGAACGGCTTTTACGGCAACTCAGGCGAGCACCGCTCTGGGGCTAAATATCCCCCACAACAAGATGCGGTTGATCCTTGAGGGCTTGCCGGGGTGGTCAGCCCCCCGAAAGAACGCGGTTCGTATGCTCGGTGTGCAGCACCGCTGGTGGCTTCGAGAGGGATATGAGTGGTTGCCCGGCTTCGTCGATGCCGATGACTTTGACAGTGGGATGAACCTCATCTGAGCGCAGCGAGCGCTACCCGGAGGGCTTCAACCATCATCTGGTGGTAGGCGCGGGTCTCGGCGGCATGTCGGGCGGCCGGGTGGTAATTCTCGTTGGGCACCGCGCCGACGCTCCCGAAGCTCGACCGGCGGATCGCGGCCTCATGGACCTCGATCATGTGGGTGAGATGCCTGATGGCTTCAGATGAGGTCATCTTCAATGATCTCGTAACCCCGGATCAGGTCTTCGTCGCTCGCGCCGATCCGGAGCTTCCACCGACCCTGAACGCCGAACCGTGTGACGGCGTTCTTGTTGCCGGTCACGGCCCGCTCGTTGTCCCATCCGGTCAGGTGGGAGATGGCCCGGTCAAGGTTCTGGGTCATCTGGTCGTTCTTGATGATGTCGTCGATCCCGAGGGCCATTCGGGCAGCGTCCTTCACCCGGAAGGCGCAACGACGAACCTTGATGGTGTCGGGATCGAAGGATCGGTCTGGATCGGGCATGCGCTCGTCCGCGCCGTACTCGTTCCATATCTGTTGCAGGCTGATCGGGGCGTCGACCCACTCTTGGATCGCGTCGGCCCAGTCCTCGAACAACAAGCGCGTCCGCGCCTCGGTCTGAAGCATGTCGGCCAGAGCCTTGGCGTCTTCGGATCGGAGGTAGAGCGGCAGGGTGCCTCTCGGCTGGTCCTCGCGCATGGCCCGGTAGATCGTGACGGCCTCGGCCCAAATCTGCGGGCGCTCGGCGGCGAGCCGGTCGGTGTCGATGTAGCCGACGGTCACGATCAGCGGCCACCAGCGGCGGTTGCCGGTCGGGTCTTTCAGGTATTTCTTGTCGTTCGTCGAGCCCCAGAACGTCGCCTGTCTCGGGAAGTGCGAGACGCGGCGGTCATAGGCCATGCGGACGCGATCTTCCTTGGCGGAGAGGAACTGCTTGGCGTCGTTGTGGTCGGATTTGTAGAAGGACGCCAGTTCCGGGAACTCAAGACCCCAGATTCCACCGATGGTCTCGGCGATCTTCTGGGTGTCGCGCAGGTTGCAGGTGAGTTCGCCGAAATATTCGGTCCCGTAGAGAGTTTCGATGAAGCTCGACTTCCGGATGCCTTGAGGCCCTTGGAGGACCGGGGCGAAGTCGAATTTGTGGCCCGGTTCGAAGATGCGGGCGACGCTGGCGACCAGAACGGCTTTGGCGGTCTCGCGGGCGTAGGGAGTGTCCTCCAAGCCCAGATAGTCCACGAACAGCGTTTCCACGCGCTGGTGGCCATCCCACGTGATCTCGTCGGCCGCCCAACTCAGGTAGTCCTTGATCGGGTGGAAGAGATTGCGCATGGCGGTCAGGTGGACCGCGACGGCCAGATCGCGCTCGGCGAGCTTGTCCATGCCGTAGCCGCGTTTGCCGGTGCCATTGGGCGCGGCGAGGATCGAGCGGACGGTGTAGTCGTGGAAGTCCTGCCAGATGTCCCCGCGTACCTTGTCGCGGCAGTGCGCGGGCGGGACGGTCTCCATGCGGGACAGGATGTCGCGCCGGATTACCACGCGCTTGAGGAAATCGTCATAGGCGATGGCGTCGAAAAGGCGCGGGTCGTTGTGGATGATGATCTGGGCGTTCGGTAGGTTCTGGATGATGTTCCCGGACTTGTCCAATTCAAGTTCTCCGGGGAACCATCCTTCAGGGGGCTTGCGCTTTTTCCGGCGCTGGTAGGGTGGTTCGGATGGACCCGACGACGCGGCTGAAGCCGCCCCCGAGTCGGATTTCCGCGTCGGCCTACCAACAAGATCGTCAACGTCGGCTTGGATGTCGTTCGGGTCACCCACGAGGTCTTCGTCGTCGTCCTCGTATTCGATGTCGTCGTCGTCCATCACGTCGTCGAACATCGCGGCCATGTCGTACTTCGACTGCGCCTGTTGTTTCTTGTAGGCCGGATCGTCCGAGATGAACTCGACCATGGCCTTGTAGGACGGCCACTGATTGATCGGGGTGTCGGGCTCGGTGTCTTTGTCGAGATCGTGGAACTTGTGGATGCGGACGAGATCGAAGGCGTTGACCAGCATGTCCGCGCAGGGGTCAGAACCGTGGTGCGAGTAGAGGAAGAGGCCGCCGTCTTCGACTACGGCTCCGCTCGACGTGGTGCCGAGGGTGTAGGTATAGCGGGGCTTCTCGCTGTTATCGTCGACGCTCTCGTATGGAAGCTCGAAGTGCTCGATAGCCTCGATCACGTCGTAGGCTCGACAGAAGTCTCCGACCGGCCCCTTCTTCGACGTGGGGTCTTCGGCCTTGTCGGCGTGCTCGCGGATTTCCTCGTCTTCGACGTGGGGCAGGTTCGAGATGATCCGCCAGTCACCGACCTCACGCTCAAAGCGCTCAAAGATCGCGTCCGGGCCGAACCTAGAGCCCTCGTTTGCGTGGAAGAACCAGTCGCCGTCGGCGCTCGCCGTCGGCTTGAACATCATCTGCGCCTTGCGGAACGACACCTTGTCGATCATGCGCATGTCCGGGTCGAACATCTTGGCGATGATGCGGGAGAGCGGGCCGTACTCGTCGTTCGTTACCGGTCGTTCGAGCAGACCGAAGACGCGGAGCCGGGGCTTCTCTTCGGTGTGCCGGCGGGTGCTATGGACGAAATATTCGAAGCCGGGGCAGATCAGGCCCATTTCGATCAGATCACAGAACTCGGGGGTCGCGTAGTCGAAGTCGAGTGTGACCAGATCGGACGGCAAGCCCGAGTGCGCGTTGCGGACGCCATCTTCGACGTGGGTTCGATAGACCCAGCCGTCGATGGATTTGAGCCGGACCTGCTCGTCCGTGCTCATTTTCAGGTATTGCTTGAAGCGTTCTTTGGTTCGGGTGGGTTCGAGGAAGAGCTTGCGGAAGGCACCCCATCCAATGGTCCGGTTCTTGGCCTTGGCGAGATTTCGCCCCCGGCCTTCGGAGTAGTGGATGATGAACTTGTCGTTGGCCCCCATAAGTCCCTCGGTCCCGGCGGATCGAACCTGTGTGCCGAGTCAGCACTTTCGGGTTCAAGAATCATGATGTTTGTCAGGAACGAGGACGGTAGCCCCCAGCCCCCGAGGATGACAAGCGTTAGGGCTTGTAGATGAAACGCGAAAAGTCGGCCAAGCTGACCCGGCCCTCGGAGATGTCGACGACATCCACGGCCCGATGCGGGGGGATTTTCTCGTTCATGATCCATTTCTGGATCGACCACCGGGAGACGCCCAGCAGCTTCGACAGGTGTAGGATTGACTTGTAGCCGTGCGCATTCACGGGAACAGCCGTCAAGAGAAGCCGCTGCAACTCGCTCGGGGCGTCATCTGGGTTGGCAAAAACAGGCATGTTGTCGATCTCCACGATCAGTGATTTCGATATACATGCGCAACGTCATGTTGACAACCCCATCAGTTTGCGGCATCAAGACGGAAGTTTCCGGGACAGCCGGAGACCGAACGCAATCCGCATGAGGAACCCACACTATGTCTGACGGAGCAATGGAACGGCTGACCGCCGCTCTTGAGGCCAACACGGCCGCCATCGAGAAGATGATCGAGATGTCGGGCGGCAAGACCACGGCCTCGAAACCCGCAGGTGGCAAGGCCACTGGCAGCAAACCCACCGGCAAGCCGGCCGGCAAGAAAAAGACCACGGTCGACGATATCGCCGAAGCCTTCGGTGCCTATCTGGGCGTGAAGGACGCGGACGAGCGCAAGGAACGGAAGGCGAACGTCAAGGCCATCATCGATCACTATGGCGTCGCCAAGGCGACGGAGATCGACGAAAGCGACTTCGACGAAGCCCTCGTCTTCCTTCAGAACTACGTCGACGGCGAAGAGCCTGATTTCGGTGAAGGCGGCGGCGGGGAAGACGAAGACGCCCTCGTCTGATACCAGTCCACGCGTCTGACAGGCGGAGCCGCCGGAGCCTCGGTCCCGGCGGTTCCCCCAACGAAAGGTGAGCATATGAAAACGCACGATCTGAAGATTTGGCCGGAATATTTTGGTGCCGTCGTCTCTGGGTTGAAGCCCTTTGAGGTCCGGCGTAATGACCGGCAGTTCGAGGTTGGAGACCACCTTCGGCTGCGGGAGTGGGGGCCAACGGCTAAGGAGTACACCGGACGGCAGGCAACGGCTCGGATTTCGTATGTGCTCCACGGCGGCCAATTCGGCATAGAAGAGGGCGTGGTTGTGATGGGCCTGTCTGACATAGAACTCGCTCGCGGTTGAAGTAGATGCCCGGCCAACATTCGAGATTGTCGCCGTCGTCCGCCCATCGCTGGCGGAAGTGTTCTGACGCGCCGAATCAGGAAGCCGGGCTTCCGAACGAGAGTACCGTCTATGCGGCGGAGGGGACGGTGTTTCACGAGTACGCCGCGCTTTGCTTAGAGATCGGCATCGACCCTTATGTCTTCGTCGGAGCGCCCATGGAGGTTGAGGATCACGGCGTCTTGCTCTTCGACCGCGAGATGGCCGACAACATGCTCTATGGGCTCGACTACTTGCGGGACTGCGCAGCGGTCCCCGGATCGAAGCTCTTTGTCGAGACGCGCGTCGATTTGACGCCGTGGCTCGGACATGATTGGTCACCTGATCTGACGGAACTGGAAGACGAGGACGGCGAGTACGGCACGACCGACGCGGGGATCGTGAACGTCTCAGAAAAATGGATGATCGTCTACGACTGGAAATATGGCAAGGGCATCCCCGTGTCGCCCTTCTGGAATGACCAGTTGATCCTCTATGGTCTTGGGCTCTGGAATACGATTGCTGAAGTGTTGTTTGCCGGCGTCGACCCGGCCGAGATTGAAGTTACGCTCGTGATCGAGCAACCGAGAGCGCTGGGCGGCGGCGGCACATGGACAACCACCATGGCCGTATTGCTGGCCGAGGGGCACCGGATTACCATTGACGCCGAGGCGACCAAGGAAGTCGACGCGAAATGCACGCCGGGCGCGAAGCAATGTCGCATGTGCCGGGCAGCGAAGTTCAACACGTGCAAGGCGCACGCCGATCATATCGTCGACTTGTTCGACCTGAAGCTTAACGACATCAGCGAGTTCGCCGACATCGGGGCCAAGCCACCGCTACTGAAGCCGAGCGCCCTCACGCCCGAGCAGCGATCCTACATCCTTGAGCACAAGACCATGTTCACACGCTGGCTAGAGACACTGCATTCGGAAGCCTATGAGGACGCAATGCAGGGTCGGCCGACGCCGGGGCTCAAGCTCGTGTCTGGGCGCAGTCCACCGCGCAAGTGGAAGGACGAGGACAAGACCAAACCTACGCTCGTTCGCAACTTCGGCGAAGAGGCGTGGACGAAGAAGCTTCTTTCGCCGACGCAGGTGGAAGAGAAGGTCGGGAAACCGACGTATAACGAGCGGTTTAAGCGGCACGTGCTGTACGGCGAGCCGAGACCAGAGCTTGTGCCCATTACCGACAAGCGGCCGGCGTTGACGCCTGTCGGAAAACGTTTCGACGCACTTATGGAAGAGCCGAGCAGCTAGGAGTAGCACCATGGCAACGAATACCGATACCGTCATCGGCGAAGTGATCCTGAAGGATGTCAGGCTCTCGTTCGCTCATATTTTCGAGCCGAGCAAGCCGCGTACCGATCCGACGACCAAAGAGGTCATCAAGGGGTCGTATCAGGCCCGGTTTTTGCTTGAGAAGGGCACTCCCCTAGCCAAGCAGAATATGGACAAGATCAAGAAGGCGGCCCATGACGCCAAGGCCAAAGAGTTCGGCGAGAACGAGGCCAAATGGCCGAAGCTGAAGCCGGATCGGGTGTGCCTTCGTGACGGCGATCTCGAAGATTGGGATGGCTACGAAGGTCATTTCTATCTGGCCGCCAACAGCGCCCGGAAGCCCCAAGTCATCACCAACCGCAAGGGCAAGGACGGCAAGTGGGTTGAGGCTGAGGCCGGTGGAACCAACAGCCCTTACTCTGGCTGCTACGTCAACGCGCTGGTGCGGCTCTGGGTGCAGAACAACGAGCACGGCAAGCGGCTGAACGCCAGTCTCGAAGTCGTGCAATTCCTTCGCGACGGCGAAGCCTTCGGTGCCGCCCCGGTCGACCCGAACGAGAAGTTCGACGACGATATGGTCGGCGAAGAAGGGTCCATCGGAGGCGATGATGACGATGACGATCTCGTCTGACACGTAGCGAGGACCGATGCCGCAGGATCGGGTTCACATAGACTGGGAGACCTACAGTGAACTCGACCTGCCGTCGGTCGGGGTTGGGCGCTATGCCCGGCACCCGTCTACCGAAGTCCTCATGGGTGCGTGGTCGCTCAACGACGTGAAGCAGCGCCAGTGGTCCCCCGCCGAGGGCGAGGACATGCCACGCGACCTACAGGAAGCGCTCGAAGACCCGCACGTCGTCAAATGGGCGTGGAACGCCCCCTTCGAAATCAACATCGCCCGGCACGTCCTGAAACTCCGGACACCAACCGAGTCTTGGCGCGACACGATGGTCCTTGCGCTCACGTGCTCGCTCCCCGGCAAGCTGGAAAAGGCCGGGCCGGTTGTGGACTTGCCCGAGAACCAGTTGAAAGACTCGCGCGGCCGCGTGCTCATGCGGAAGTTCTCGTCGCCGTACTCGCCTAAGAGAGGCGGCAGGAAACGGCATTTCCTGTGGTACGAGGCGTACTCGGATTGGATCGACTATCTGGCCTACAACGATCAGGACGAGACGGCCGAGCGGGGCATCTGGCACCGGCTGAAGCGCTACATGCCCTCCGAAGAGGAATGGGCGCTCTGGCATCTCGATCAAGAGATCAATGAGGACGGCATTCCGATCAACATGGACTTGGTGCGGAACGCCATCGCGGTCTACGAGACCATGGTCGAAGATCGACTCAAGGAAATGCAGGAGATCACCGGGCTCGACAACGCCAACTCCGGGACGCAATTGCTTCCGTGGCTTCAAGACGAAGGCTATCCGTTCGACGATCTGAAGAAGGGACACGTCGAGCGAGCGTTGGAATACTGCGACGATCCTCCGGAGCATTGGGGGGACAATTTCAGGACCAGCTACGTCAAGAACAAGCGGCTGAAGCGCGTCTTGCAGCTTCGGATCGAGGCCAGTAAAACGAGCCCGAAGAAGTTTCATGCGCTGGCGCGAGCGGTCGGTGACGACGGGATGTTGCGCTATGCTTTTCAGTTCGCCGGGGCGGCCCGGACGTGGCGCTGGGGCGGCCGTCTGTGGCAACCGCAGAACCTCGTGAAGCCGACCAAGGCGCTTGAGAAGGGCATCGTCACCCACGTCAAGAACCTCGAACGCTGCGACGCGGAATCGCTCGAACTTATCTACGAAAAGCCCATGGATTTGGTCGCCGCCGGGGTGCGCCCGGCGGCGCAGGCTCCCGATGGCATGGTGTTTGCTGACGCCGATCTCAACGCCATCGAAAATCGCGTCCTCGGTTGGATGACCGGGTGCGACAAAATCCTTCGGGTCTTCCGCATGAACCGCGACCCGTACCTGAGTTTCGCGGTCTACCTGTACGAGACACCATACGACAAGTTGTTGCGGGATTATGAGGCCGGCGACGGGCTCAAGCGCAAGATCGCGAAGCCGGGAACGCTGGGCTGCGGCTACATGCTCGGGCCGGGTGAAGAACGGACGAACTGGAAGACCGGCGAGAAGGAAGCCACCGGATTGCTCGGGTACGCGTGGAACATGGGCATCCGAGAGTTCACGGTCGAACAATCGAAGCTGTCGGTCGAGACCTTCAGGCGTGAGTTCTCCGAGGTCAAGGACTACTGGTACGATATCGAGCGCGCGGCGAAGAAGTGCATCCGAACCGGTAAACCCGTCGAGTTCGGGATGTTGCGGTTCGACCGCAAGGGTCCGTTTATGCGTATGATCCTGCCGTCTGGCCGGGCGCTGCATTACTGCCGGCCGAGGATCGAGGATGTCAAGACGCCGTGGGGCGCGATCAAGCCGACGATCACCTACGAGGAACTGAACGACCGCAAGCAGTGGGTGCGGAACTCGACCCATCCGGGCAAGCTGACGGAAAACGCGGACCAAGCCATCGCTCGGGATATTCTCGCGGTCGCCATGGTTCGGGCCAAGACACGCGGGTTGAGCACACGCATCCACGTCCATGATCAGTTGGTGGCCTTGGTCAACGAAAACCGGGCGGAAGAGAAGCTGAAGATACTCCAAGAGTGTCTGGAAGAGCCTATCGATTGGGCTCCCGGTCTGCCGTTGGGATCGGCGGGTTTCATCTCCAAAATCTTCATCAAGGATTGAACATGGTCGAGATCGCCGTCGAGATGCCTGTCGTCAAGCGTGCCGAACGTGCCGGCTGGTTCGTCCGGAAGGTCGGTTGGATCGGTCGTCGTGACGCACCGGATCGGCTGTTCATCAAGGGCGGCCGTACGGTCTGGATCGAGTTCAAGGACTACGGAGAGGTTGCCCGGCTGTCCCAGAAGTTGGAGCACGAGCGAATGCGCGCAGCCGGGGCGGAGGTCTACGTCTGCGACACGGTATCCGAGGCGCTGCGTATTCTCGGGCTCGACTGATGCTGCACTCGACGGCTTTCACCCGCCTTGCCAACCGGTCCGACCGTGAGGCCGCGACACTGATTTACGGCATAGCGGACCAGCAACCCCGGTTCTTGCACGACCTCGAAGCCATCGAACTCATCTACGGGCCGCCGGCTACGAGCCTCGATTACGAGGACTTTCGCGAGTACCAGAAATGGATGGCCCGGCTCTGCATTAAGCAGGATGTGTTCCTTGGGGCCGAGATGGGGCTGGGGAAGACGGCGGCCGTGCTTTGGGCGGCCAAAGTGCTTATCGACGCGGGGATCATCTCGCAGGTTTTGATCGTCGCTCCACTCCGGGTCGCGGAAGAGACGTGGCCGGAAGAGATCGCCAAGTGGGGGTTCGCCCGAGAACTCACCTATCGGATTGTGACGGGGACGGAAGCCGAGCGACGGGCCGCGCTGGATCAACCGGCGCAGTTAACCATCGTCAACCGGGAAAACCTACTCTGGCTTCAGCGCACCATCGGGGTCCGTGGCTGGAAGTTCGATATGCTCATCTACGATGAGGCGAGCAGACTGAAGCGCGGCGTGAAGCGGACGAAGCCGAAGCCGCGAGCGGACGGAACGGTCCCGCCGAAGAGATTGACGGAACTCGGCATCCTTCGCCGCATGCGGTTCAAGTTCAAGCGCGTAGTTGAGTTGAGCGGAACGCCCTCGCCGAACGGGCTCATCGATCTCTGGGGGCCGATCTATCTCATCGACCTCGGGTATCGCCTCGGGAAGTCGATCACCAAGTACAAAGACCGCTGGTTCCAGAAGTCGCGCGACGGTTATGGCGTCGAGCCGTTCGACCACTCCGAGCGGGAGATCATGTCCCGTCTCGGGGACGTGTTCTACAGCCTGCGCGAAGAAGACTATCTCGATCTGCCGCCGCTGAACATCGTCGACCACAAGGTCAAGCTCACGCACAAAGAGATGGACCGCTATCGCACGTTCGAGCGCGAGGCGGCCATGATCGTTAAGAACGGGGCTGGCGACGAAGAGGTCATCGAAGCGGTCAACAAGGGCATCCTGACCGGCAAGCTGTTGCAGTTCGCCAACGGGTCGATGTACCTCGGCGACAAGCTCGACGAAGAGACTGGCGGTAAGCTCCCGAGGGAGTCAATCCGGATACATGATCACAAGTTGGACGCCCTTGAGAGCATCGTCGAAGAGGCCATGGGCCGGCCGATCCTTCTGGCCTACTCCTACCAGTTCGACATCGGCGCGATAAAGAAGCGCTTTCCGTTCGCCCGCATGTACGGCGAGACCAAGAACGACATGCGCGATTGGAACGCCGGGCGGATCAGGCTTTTGATCACCCACCCGGCGAGCGCCGGTCACGGATTGAATTTCCAGCACGGGTCGAACATCGCGGTCTGGTACGGCCTGACTTGGAGCTTGGAACTCTACCGGCAGTTCATGAAGCGCTTGCATAGGTCCGGGCAGAAGGCCGATAAAGTGTTCTTGCATCGGATTATCGCCGAGGGCACCATGGATGAAGTCGTGCTGCGGGCACTCCAAGCCCGCGGAGCGACGCAAGACAGCATTACGGATGCAGTGCGCGTACGCCTCAAGAAAGTGGCTGCGTGACAATCGAGAGACCAGAGTGTACACGGTAGGACCATGAGTGACGCGCAAACCGATATCGACGACCTCGTAGGAGCCGTTCCGCCGAGGGGCAAACGAACTAAAGACGCGGTGCTCGACGATCTCATCTCGACCCGGAAAATGAAGACCGGCTCGGGGCCGCTCGTCGAAGACATGATGGCCGGGGTGACGGTCTCGTGGCTCTCACAGGTCTTCGGCATGGACCCAAAGACGATCAAGGCCAAGCTCGCCGATTGTCCGCCGCTGCACCGCCGGAAGGCCGGGTACGTCTACCATCTCCCTACGGCTTGCCAATTCCTCGTCAAGCCCGCGCTCTCGCCCGAGCAGTACATGAAGAACATGAAGCCGGCGGACTTGCCGTCGGCCTTCCAAGACAGCTTTTGGAGCGCCGCGCTCAAAAGGCAGAAGTGGGAAGAGAACGCTGGCGACTTGTGGCGGAGCGACCGGGTGCGGGAGACGCTGAGCGACACTTTCCAGACGATCAAGTTTCAGGTCCAACTCTGGGCGGATACGATAGACCGCCAGAAGGGTCTCTCGGACGAACAGCGGAAGCTCTTGTTGGTCCTTACGGACAAGCTCCAAGAGGAAATCTATAAGGCTCTCGTTGATCAAATGGCGGCGAAGCAGACCGGCCCGCAACTGTCGGAACTCCCCGGCATGCTTGGTGAAACCAGAGAGGTCTTCGACGATGTTGCAGACCTCATTTAATTCCCTAGAGCACATGATCGTTCAGACGGCGCAGGCCGTTCGACCGCCCGAGCGGCGGACGGTTAGCGAGGCCGCCGCGCTGTACCGCAAGCTCAACAATCCCGGCGCGTATGTCGGGGACTGGTTGAACGAGACGACGCCTTACCTCGTCGAGCCACAAGACGTGCTGAGCGATACGGCGTTCACCGGGATGATCTTCGCCGGCCCGGCCCAGAGCGGCAAGACTGACGTGTTCTTGAATTGGGTCGCCCACTCGGTCATCTGCGATCCGGCCGACATGATGCTCGTGCAGACGAGCCAGACCACGGCTCGCGACTTCTCCATGCGGCGTATCGACCGACTGCATCGGCACTCCCCGGATGTCGGCGGCAAGCTCATCCACCGGAAGGACGCGGACAACACCTACGACAAGCAGTACATCAGCGGCATGCTGCTTTCGTTGTCGTGGCCGGCGATCAACGAATTGTCCGGCAAGCCGATCCCGCGCCTGTGGCTGACGGACTACGACCGCATGCCCGAGGACATCGACGGGGAAGGGGCTCCGTACGATCTGGCGAAGAAGCGCGCCACAACCTTCGGCTCGTTCGGCATGTGTGTGGCGGAGTCGTCTCCCGGCTACGCGGTGGATAATCCGAAGTGGATGTCGGGGTCGAAGCACGAAGCTCCGCCGACGAAAGGCGTCCTGTCGTTGTACAATCGCGGAGATCGTCGTCGCTGGTATTGGCGATGCGTCGAATGCGGCCAGCCGTTCGAGCCGGACTTCAATCTCTTGAGCTATCCAGACTCGGCCGACATCATGGAAGCCGCCGAGATGGTGACGATGAAGTGTCCGCATTGCGAGATCGACTACCATCATGAACCGGCCGACGGTCTTCCCGGAAAATACGAGATGAACCTGTCGGGCCGGTGGGTGAAGGATGGCCAGGTCTGGATGCCGGACAACACCATGTCCGGGACGGCGATCCGGTCGAGCATTGCGTCATTTTGGCTGAAGGGGACAGTGGCGTCGTTCCTCTCTTGGAAGGATTTGGTCTTCAACTACCTGACGGCCGAAAAGGAATACGAGAACACCGGGTCCGAGGAAGCCTTGAAGACCACGGTCAACACGGATCAAGGCCATCCCTACACCCCGAAGCTTCTGTCGTCCGAGCGTGTGCCGGAAGAACTGAAGAGCCGCGCACGGCCGTTCGGCCTCAAGGAAGTCCCACCCGGCGTTCGGTTCCTGATCGCAACCATCGACCTTCAGAAGAACCGCTTCGTCGTGCAGGTCCATGGGACCGGCGAAGGCCGCGACGTGTGGATCATCGACCGGTTCGAGATCAAGAAATCCAAGCGGCTCGACGAGGACGGCGAGCATCTGTGGGTAAACCCCGGCGCGTATCCCGAGGACTGGAAGCTGTTGGTGGAAGAGGTCTTGCTGAAGACCTATCCGCTGATGGACGGGTCCGGCCGCCGGATGGCGATCAAGTTCACGGTGGGTGACTCCGGCGGCTCCGAGGGTTTCACCAGCAATGCCTACGACTTCGTTCGCTGGCTTCGCAAGGGTCCGGAAGAGGGCGAGGACGCCGTGCCGTACGTCTGGGAAGACGGTCTGGCGAATCGGTTCTTGTTGCTCAAGGGTGGTTCCGTCAAGACGGCTCCACGCATTCGGTTGACCTATCCCGACAGCCAACGGAGTGATCGGACAGCCGGCGCGCGCGGGGAAATTCCGGTTCTTTCGCTCAACACCAACACGCTCAAGGACATGCTCGACAAGATGCTCGACCGCAAAGAGCCGGGCGGACGGATCAACTTCCCGGAATGGCTGGACGACAACTTCTACACCGAGTTGACCGTGGAAGTCCGCGATCCGAATAAAGGCTGGCTCAATCCTCGGCATTATCGTAATGAGTCATGGGACCTTCTCGTCTATTACCTCGCGGCGACGTTGACGCGGCATATCGGGTTGGAGCATCTTTCGTGGGAGAGTCCTCCGGGATGGGCCGAAGAGTGGGACGTGAACGATCTCGTCTTCGATCCAGCCGAGAAGACCAAACCGTTTGAGGCCAAGGAAAAGCCTAAGACCAGCTTGTCCGATCTGGCTTCAAATCTCGCATAGGGGATAGGCATGACGCTTTCTGCCGCAGACCGAGCAATCTACACAACGCGCTTGGCCGAGGCCGAGGCTGCGTTGCACCAGCTTATCCTCGGTCAATCTGCCAAGGTGTTCGTCGACCAGAACGGCGAACGAATCGAGTACACTCAGAGCAACGCGGGTCGCTTGCGGGCGTACATCTCGGAATTGCGGGTGGCGCTCGGAAAGACTACAGTTACGGGGCCGCTTTCAGTATGGTTCTAGCACGAAACATCGAACAAGAGATCGCCGAGGACATCGAAGCTCTCGTCGGCAGCGCAGCTAAGCCCATGGCTTTCGGCGGGGCGTACGACGGCGCGGCTCGTTTCGACAAGCAGTTGGCCTCGTGGGACCCGCCGCGCCAATCCGCCGATCTGGACATGCTCCCCGAGAAGGACACGCTTGACGCCCGGACGCGGGACAGCCTGCGGAATGACGCGTACCTTCAGGGCGGTGCGACGATCCACAAGGACGCCATTGTCGGCTCGGTCTACTTCCTCAACGCCAAGCCGGTTACCGACGTGCTGGGCAAAGGACTCGACGAGACGTGGGCGCAAGAGTTTCAGCAAGAGGCCGAGGCGAAGTTCATGCTTTGGTCCGAGAGCCCCCACAAATGGCTCGACGCCGCACGCACCAATACGTTCACCGCCATGATCCGGCTTGCGGTCGGCGTCTACGTCGGCGGCGGCGAAGTCCTCGCGACGGCCGAGTGGCGGCGCGAGAAGGGCCGGGAGTTCAACACTGCGATCCAGATGATTGATTGCGACCGCCTCGGAACGCCGGCCGAATTTATGAACGACTCGCTCGTGCGTGGCGGCATCCGGCACGACGACTTCGGTGCGCCGCAGTCGGCATATATCCGCATTCGGCATCCACAGGATTTCGGCACCTTCATCGGGAATTCGGACCGCTATCGCGAAGTGCCGTTCTACAAGCCTTGGGGCCGCCAGCAGGTGATTTATATCCGCGAACAGATGCGGATCGATCAGACCCGTGCGGTGTCAGACATGGTTGCCGGGCTGAAAGAAATTGCCATCACTCGGAAGTTCCGCGATGTCACGTTGCAGAACGCCGTGGTCAACGCGATGTACGCGGCCAGCATCGAGTCCGAGCTTCCGAGCGAGCAGGTCTATCAGCAGCTTGGTTCGGGCAACATCAAGATTGGTGAGGCCGTGACGAGCTATGCGGAAGCCTATCTCGGCGCGATCAGCGAGTACATCGGCTCCGCCAAGCACATGAAGATCGATGGGGTTAAAATCCCGCATCTCTTCCCGGGAACTAAGCTCAAACTCACGCCGGCCGGTACGCCCGGTGGCGTCGGTCAGGACTTCGAGCAGTCCTTGATCCGGTACATCGCGGCGTCGCTCGGGGTGTCCTACGAGGAACTGTCCCGAGACTACACGAAGACGAACTACTCGTCCGCGCGCGCCGCCATGGCGAACACGTGGAAGTTCATGCAGTCGCGGAAGAAGCTGGTCGCGGATGCGTTCGCGACGGCGATCTATCGGCTTTGGCTGGAAGAGGCGATCAACAAGAACCAACTGTCGACGTTCCCGACGAAGAAGGCCGGGATGCTCTACACCAACGGCTACCAGAACATGATGTTTGAGGCGTTGGCGCAGTGCGACTGGACTGGCGCGTCGCGCGGCCAGATCGACGAACTGAAGGAAACGCAGGCGGCGGTCCTTCGGATCAAGTTCGGCCTGTCCACGCACGAAGACGAACTCGCCCGGCTTGGAAAAGACTGGCGGAAGGTCTATCAGCAGTTGGAGCGCGAGCGCAACGAACGCGAGCGCAGGGGGATCGAGCTTCAGCAGGACAATTCGATCAATGCCGCATCCGGCACGCCGAGCGATCCCAACAGCGGCGACAATACCGGAAACGGCGACGACAACACGGGGACAGTCAATGGCTAATCCACAGCCTTTGCTCGAACAGGTCACGCAGAATCCGCTCTTGGTGTCGGCGAACAGCCAGCATCTTTTCCAAGCAAGCATCCTGCATGTCCTCGGGCACGAGCATGCGGCGGAGATGCTGGGAAGCATTTCGGCGGCGTCGGAGGACGACGATTTTTGGCCGACCGATCCCGACAGTTGGCAGGCTCGTGTGCGCCCGTACAACGTCGACCCGGCCGGGACGCTACAAATCCCGGTCATGGGTGTCTTGCTCAACCGGTTCCCGTATCAACTCGGTCGATGGGCTACGGGCTACAAGTATCTCGAAATGGCCCGCAAGCGTGGGATGGCCGATCCCATGGTCAAGCGGATCGCCTACATCCACGACAGCCCCGGAGGCGAGGTCGCCGGGTGCTTCGAGGAAGTCGACGCGATCTATGCGTCGCGCGGCCAGAAACCCATGCAGTCCTTCATCGCGGATCACGGCTATTCGGCGTCGTTCGCACTCGCGACCGCCCCCGGTGACATCAGCATCACACGATCCGGCGGAGCCGGGTCGGTAGGCGTCGTGACGGCGCATGTCGAGTTCAGCGAGGCCCTGAAGGATTGGGGCATCAAGGTCACGTTCATTTTCGCCGGAGCGCACAAAGTCGATGGCAATCCCTATGAAAAGCTTCCCGAGAGTGTAAAATCTCGGATTCAGGAACGAATCGACAAGATTTACGGCGTTTTTGTCTCGACTGTTGCGCGAAATCGAGGCATGGATGAAAAAGCCGTGAGGGACACCCAAGCGCTTACTTACGACGCGCAGGAGTCCATCGACATCGGATTCGCAGATCGCCTCGGCGCTCTCGAAGATGAAATGGCGCTCTTCGCTGTTGGAGACGCCGAACCAACTGAGGATGAGAACATGGCGACTGAAAAACCCACCGTTGAAGACACCGTGGCCAAGGCCACCCACGATACGGCTGTTGCCGAGGCTACCAAAGCCGGCGCGGTCGGCGAGAAGAGCCGCATCAAGGCCATTCTTGCCAGCGACGAAGGCAAGGCGCGACCGAAAGCCGCAATGTCGTGCGCGATGAATACCGATATGTCGCTCGATCAGGCCAAGGCGTTCCTCTCCGATCTTCCGGAAGAGAAGGCCGAAGCGGCCAAAGATGCCGCCACGACCGAGACCACAACCACCGCGACGACCGAGGCGACCGGAAAGACGCCGTTCGACGCCGCGATGGAACGCGACAATCCGGAAGTCGGTGCCGACGATCATGGCAACGACAACGCCGATAGCGACACCAAGGCATCGGCGTCGATCCTTGCCGATTACGTCGGTCAGACCGGTCGCAAGACCAAGGCCGCGTAAGCGTCATCTAGCCACGAGGGGACTGTCCTCGTAGTCTGCAACTGAACGGGAGCCAAACACATGGCACAGGACAACACTATCCCCCATGGGAAGCCGGGAATCGCCAGCTTCGAATCTGAGTCGTGGGGCAACGCAGGAGAGCCGCGTTTCGGCGATGGTCCCGCGCGCACGGTTACGCGTATGGTCACGGCCGGGGCCGATCTCGATCTTCCGATCTATTCCGTCATCAGCTTGATCTCGGGCGTTCTCGCGCTCGCGGTCCTCGGCGCGGCTGCGGGCTCGGCCACCGGCACAGTTACGTTCTCTGTGGCGGCCCCATCGGCGGACGAAACGGTCACCGTCAACGGTCGGGTCTACACCTTCAAAGCCACGGTCGCCGTCACGGCGGACGAGGTTTTGATCGGTGCCGACATCACCGAGACCGCCACCAATCTGGCGGCCGCCATCAACGCCACGGCTGCGAGCGCCGGGACGCTGTTCGGCTCGGCCACCACGATCAACGCGGACGTCCGGGCTACGTCGTCGGCCGGCGTCGTTACCGTCATCGCGCTCAACGCGGGCGACGAAGGCAACGCGATCACGCTGGCGGAGGCCGGTACGAACATCGCCGTCTCCGGTGCTACCCTCACGGGCGGCGACGACGACAGCGACATCAAGCCCTACGGCATCCTTGCGTCGCCGATGGTCTTGGCAAACGGCGAGTCGATGTCCGTCCCGATCTACGTGGACGGTCACTGGAACATGGACGCCCTTAATTGGGACACTTCGTGGCAGACCGACGAGGCCAAACGGGCGGCCTTCGAAGGCTCCCTCAATCCGGGCATTCTGGTCTCGAAGCCCAATTTCAGTGACGGCAGCATCGCGGTCTAACGCCGCGATCTGACCGCGCCCGCTCAACATGCGAGGACAATGACAATGACTATCGGAACGACCATCTACAGCACTGCGACGTTGCTCGGCGTCCTGCGTGACGAACAGGCAATGACTCCGCCGTCGAATTACTGGCTCAATCTGGCCTTCCCCAACACGGTCAACTTCACGGACGAGTACATCGACTTCTCGAAGCTGACCGACCAGCGCAAGTTGGCCCCCCTCGTGGTTCCGACCGCTCAGGGCCGTCCGATCTATTCGGCGGCCGAGCGGCTGAGCCGCGTGAAACCGGCCTACGTGAAGCCGAAGGACGCGGTGTCCGCTTCGCGCATGATCCAGCGTGCCGCTGGGTTGGGCGAGTTGAACACCAACACCAACTGGACGCCCCAGCAGCGGTACAACGCCATCGTTGCGGACATCATGCGTCAGCATCGTCGTGCCATCGAGCGTCGCTGGGAATGGCTGGCCGCGCAAGCGATCCTCTACGGCTCGGTGACGTTGGAAGGCGAAGCCTATCCGACAACGGTCATCGACTTCGAGCGTGATGCCGCCCATTCGATCACCCTCGGTTCGGGTGCCCGGTGGGGTGAGGTCGGGGTCTCCATCGTCGACAACGTGGAGTCGTGGAAGACCCTTATGCGCCGGGCCAAGTTCGGCGGCCCGTCCAACCGGCTGACTGTCGGGGCGGACGCGTGGGAAGTCATGCGGGCCGATACCGAGCTTCGCGGCTTGCTGGGTCTCGATCTCCGCACTTCGAACAACGGTCTGACCATGAACCTCGGCGTTCGTGAAGGATTGGATGTCGAGAAGGTCGGAACGATCAACGGCACGACCGAAATCTACGTCTACTCGGATTACTATCATGCCGAGGACGGGTCGGTGACGCCGTTCATGGACCCCCGCGATGTCGTTCTGACCGGTCCGGGCATCCAGGGCGTTCGTTGCTTCGGTGCCATCGAAGACACCAAAGCCGGGTTCCAAGCCCTCTCCATGTTCCCGAAAATGTGGGACAACGAGGACCCGTCCGCGACCTTCATTATGACGCAGAGCGCGCCGCTGATGGTCCCGGTCAATCCGAACGTATCTCTTCGCGCCCGCGTCGTCGCTTAAGCTCAGACGCGGCCCTAGTCGGCTCGGTGCTTGACGATGACATCGGAGCCGGAGCATTCTGACGGGGCGGGCCTAACGGTCCGCCCCGCTTTGCGTTAAGACCACCCATCCAGACGGAGAAAGTTCATGTCTCAGGCTACAATGATCGCCAAGACGGTCATCCATCGTACCATCAAACCCGGCAAACCTGCCGACAAGGCGGCCGGTACGCCGCCCGTGAAGCCCGAAATCCAGATCATCCGATCCGGTGCGCGGTTCAAGGCCGACAACTCTGCGAAGCTCCCCTCGGGGAAGACGGAATGCGAAGAGTTGGAAGCTCTCGGCGCGGCTGTTCGCTCTAGCGATACTGAAGCTGTCGCCGAGGCCAAGGTTCGCGCTGAGCCGCCGCCCGAAAAGCCGAAGGACGAAGAGCCCAAGGTCGTCGACTTCTCGAAGATGACCGGCAAGGCGCTCGACAAATACGTCAAGGACAACAGCATTACGGTCCCGGACAATTGGCCGAAGATGTTGGTCAGCGACAAGCAGACGTTCCTCGCTTCGCCGGCCAAGGCCGAAGACGCCGATGCCGATGATGACGCCGACGACGACGATAGCGGGGAAGAATTGATCTGATGAGCCTTCGGGACATCAAAAACACGGCACGCCGGGCTTTGCATGACGCTATGCGGGTCCCGGCGTCCTATTATTCGGACCCGGCGACCTACGTTGGGCTCGTACACGTCCGGGTGCACACGAAATGGCTTCAGCAAGGCGACCTCAAGGGGACCAATCTCAACTACGCTGAGACCGAAGATAAAGCGCCCCGTGTACTCTTTTTGCGCGAAGAGGTCGACAACCCGCCGCGTGGCGGCTACGTCGTCATCTCCGAGGATGAAGGGTATGTCATCGGGCAGACGGAGCCGGTAGACGGGTTGACCCAAACGGCACAGTGCGCCCCGATGACGGCCGCGCAGCTAGCCGGAAAAATTCTTCCCGATGGGTGATAGTTGGGCGGTGATCGTTGAAGGCTTGACCGACCTGAAGTCCTTCGACGGTGCGGATCGGCGCATTCGCCTCGCGGCCGCCAGAGCGATCAACAAGGTTACGCGGGACGGACGGGTCGATGCAGCCCGTGACATTCGGCAGCAGGTCAACTTCCCGGCCAGCTATGTTTCTCCCGGCCAGAAGCGGCTCTACGTCTCTGAGCAAGCCACGGCGGACAAGCTTCAGGGCAAGATCACGGCGCGAGCCAGATCAACGTCTCTCGCTCGATTTGTGCAGGGAAACCCCACGCACGGCCACGGTGTAAGCATTGAAGTGACGCCGGGCAAGGTCCGCTTCATGCG